ACTGGGCCATCAAGCAGGGATGGCACTATGTGCGCATCCCCGCCGTTGACGACGATTGGAACACCTACTGGCCAGGATTCTGGCCGATCAACAAGCTCGCATGTCCCGAAAACAAGCACGACCTGATGGGCGGATACTGCTTTGACATCGTTGATTCTCAGGGACGCAGACAGCGGGGCCACTGTCGTAAGAAGCTTCTCTCATCACGCTCGTTCACTCAGCAGTACCAAGCCGAGGTCGTCGACGACGACTCTGCTCTCATCAAGCGTCACTGGTGGAAGTACTACAACGTGATCCCCGCCGACGTCAAGGAAAAGAACCAAGGTGGGATCTTCGTTGACACCGCGCACCAAGTCAGCAACATGTCCGACTATTCTGTCGCGCTCGTGATGCAGACTGACGGCGTGAACTTCTACGTGACTGACTTGCTTCGAGCGCGTCTCGAGTTCCCTGAGCTTGAACGCGCGTTGCTGACGTTGCGCGCGAAGTACCCGCGCTTTCCCATCGTCGTCGAGCTCACGACGGGATCTCTTCCCCTGCTGCAATCGTTGAAACGAAAGGTTCCGCTCGTCTTCCCCTGGAAGATCCAGGGTCGCGACAAGATGGCTCGCATCGAGAGCGTCGTGGCATACATCGAGGCGGGAAACGTCTACCTGCCGGAGAACGCTCCATGGACGCATGACTTCGTCGAGGAGTGCGCCCTCTTCCCGCAAGCGACGCACGACGACCAGGTCGACGGTCTATCGATGGCGCTACTGTCATACACACGACCGACCGTTCGTTTTGGCGCTGCACGACCGAAAGACTCGGTCACAGAGGAGTAAGAGTCTACATGGACTTTCGCGAACCCGCCGAAGAAGAACAGGAGTCGTTGACGCCGGTCTCTGACGTCATCAGCGACGCTTCGTTTCGTGTCATCGTAAACGAGCACCGTCGGCGCGCTCGTGTCGCTTCTGAAGCAGCACGAGAAGCGTACGACTCTTTCTTGGAGGGGAGCGGGACCGTCATGAAGGACTCAGTTCAGCTCGTTGTCCAGATGGCCTTCCAGTTCGCGTATCAGACTTACGTCCACGAGCGTATGCACGATGGTGACAGCGAAGAAGGGGCTTGAGAAGCCCGTCTCGTCTCGAAGATCGAAGAAAGGCAGTGACACTCCCACTGATGAGTCTTCTCGCCCAGATCCTCAACTGGTGGCCGCTGAGCAGGCGATTTCCGAACGTGCCCTATTGCAAGGTTTGCTCTTACGAGTCGCAAAGGGCTTGGCGGGCTGGCGCGACCTCTCATGGAAGTGGTCCGATCCTGACGGTGATCCTGAGTCTTGGTCCGAGCTTCCGAAGCTAGCGTTTCTCTGGGCGCAAGCGGGGTGGACAGAGAATCGCCTCGACCAGATGACGACTCTTAAGACCCCGGTGTGGTGCCCTCAGTGCCCAGAGCAAACCGGAGGGGAAAAGTGGATGAGATACGAGTGTCTTGAGCACGCCCAAGAATACAACGTTCGCTCCGCAGTGTCGTGGGGAAGGATGGTGTTTAGGTGATGCGGTTCTGGATAATTCTTGCGTGGTCGGCCGTCGTAGTGCTGTCATCTGCTGCAGCTGTCATTCTCTCGGATCACCTCGTCAATCACACAGCGCATTCACCTAACGTTGAGTATCTTTGTGAGCCGGGTTATGAGGACGTGTGCGCCGAGATGAACGCCGCATACACCATCATGCACGCGCCTCTCGGACACGTAGTCACCTACGACGCTAATCCCGGCGTCGGAAAGGCTCTGCAGATCTGGGGACAGGCCGCAGACGTCAAAGACGGAGGGATGGTTCCTACCTCTCAGGCCGATATCCACGTTTTTGTCGACCCATCGATACAGTCTCCCGTTTTGGGGTACGCCGGCTGCGGAGTTTCTCAGTGCGTGCTGGGACTGCGCGCGGACACCTGGGATCACATGGGAGTGATTACCCACGAGGTCGGACATGACCTGGGGCTCGGACACTCAACTGACCGCGACGCGATGATGTACCCATACTGCTGCGCGGCAAAACTAAGTTTGGACGACATCAACGGAATTGTCTCGCTGTACGGTCCCGCCAAGAAGGAACCGGCCATCTTTAGGCTGCGCGGAATTTTCGTTTCAAGGGACTGAGGGGGGTTTACAACAAAGCGAACACTGGTTACTATTCCCCTCAGGAGGTTCGCAGTAGAGGTAGGGCCGACGGGCCCGAGGCTTTGAGAGGGCCTTATCGTTCCCCACCCGAGGTCGCTCCAACGGTGGATGTGGGAGAAGCCTCTACTGCGGCCGCCGCAACTTGAAAGGACCTATCCAATGACAGTCAACTGCAAGAGGCTGGAGGACGACGAATGAGAACCATCGCGCCTGACGACACGCTCATGGCCGAAACCCCTCACGCGCGTTTGATGCGCGACTGTCTACGATCCGGCGCACTCATGGATCCTCGTTTCGAGCGTATCGTCGAGGCCATCACCGTCCTCTACATGGTTGACCCGCTGACGGCCTCCCCGAACGACAAAGAGAAGCGGCGGGCAGCATTCGAAAAGTCGGCGCGCGCCGCGATGGAGATGGTGTTCGACATGGCGCGTTTTCTCCCAGAGAAAGAAGCCAAGGTCATCTATGATACCACCGAGTCTCTGGCGAGCATCCGCTCTGGGAGGATCAAGTGACGGTTCAGGTTGACGGCCACACGTTTTACGTGGCTGAGTACGACGATGTTGACATCATTACCGGCGAGTCAACGCTTTGGGTCAAGATCACTCATCGCTGCGGGTGGACCAAAGAAGAACCAGTCATCGGGTCGGTGACGGAGTTCGCTGAGCTCTTGGCTGGTCGTCACGGTCTCCATTGCCCGTTCTAGAGACCCTATCTGGCGCACTCTACGGGTTTTTCAGCCCTCCTTGGCCCGAGGATCAGTGGAATCCCCTGGAGTCGCCAGAGCAAGTTTTCTGGCTCATCTCAGAGGTTCGTCGAGCTGGGTGGACAGGCGTCGATATCATCGTCTTGGACACCGGAGTGGGTTACTGTACTATTACGGGTTCACGTCCGATGGGGTGGGGATCGAGTGGACGAAGAGGGAGAGACACGCAGGAAACTATCTGTCTCGCCGTCTGTCTTTCCATATACGACGCCATTCTAAAGGTAAGAAAAGATGAGATTTCAAATGCCGACTCCTGAGCGCGCCAGAGAGATCTTGAAGTCGGCACACTCCAATCTAACGACGTCGTTTGGCACCATCAGGTGTCTGCTCTGCGGCGACTCCGAGACAGTCGGGAAAGGGGAAACCAAGCTTCACTATGAGTGCGAGTCAATCCTTGTCTCTCAAGCCGCAGAACGGCCCTTTTCGTTCCCTATCATCGCTTGAAGCGGGACTGGACCACTACTGCAAGAACTGTGGCATTCCCTACAACTGGCGAAAGTCAACGAGTCGCTACCTCAAGATGACGTACTGCACCACGATGTGCGAGAAGTCTCACTCAGGGCAGACGATCGAGAGTCTCTTGGCGGCGGAGCGAAAGCCCAGTTTCATCGAGGCCGAGGCGTTCGGCGGAGTCAGCGACATGCAGGACTGGGAAGACTGGCTGTCAGAAGATCCGGTTTCCGGGTAAGACTATTTACAAACCGCTGGGAGGCGAGATGTACAGTTACACAGAATCATCGCTGAGGGCTGACCCTCTCGAGGGCAGGTTCATGCTCCAGCCTGTCAATCAAATTCAAGACACGTTCATGATGTACCCGTTGTTCATCGTGGAGCGCATCCCTGGAACGGCGTGCTACCTCGCCGACAAGGTGATGGTCCGCCGCGTTTCGTCAGTGGACGAGGAGCGCGCCGACGACTTCGTAACCGTTGGCGACCTGGTGTACGAGGTCATCGACATCAAGAGCGTCGTCGTCTCCGTCGCTGACATGGGAGAATCAGCGTTCTTTGACAACCTCGAAGATCTCGTATCGTTTGTGTTGAAGTTCGGATGGAAGTAGCTCCTCTCGACTCAAGCACCGTCGACAACCCGATCACTGTCGCAGGGAGGATCTGGGGAGGGGATCACGCGCAGGAGATGGCTGTCCTCGACGTCATCAACAAGGACTTCGAGTTCCTCGACGTCAGGGACATGCCCATCTCGCTGCAGAACAGCGTCCACCGAACACACCGCGTTCGCGCCCTACGTGAGAACCGATGGCTCTGTGAGGACTGTGGCCAGTTCCTCAAGGTCGTCTCGCTCAACATCAAGCGGCGGAGAAAGCTCCTCCGCTACTAGGAAAGGATTCATCTGTCATGACCTGCGACTACTGCTCAAAAGGGTGCGATGGTCGCGGTGGACACGGGAAAAACGGCTGCGACTACCCGACCAATGACGGTCAGCACTGTGATTGCCCCGTTCCTCAGAAGCCGCGCCTGGAAGAGTTTACCGGGGATCACTTCCTGTGGAAGAAGATCTCCAACGCCGGAGAGATGAAGACGTCGATCAAGCGGCTGATGGATGACTGGGAGCGCAACGCCGCCGGTGGGATCCGCCAGATGTACGACGTGTCACAGGCTCTTGAGGCGCAGTCCAAGGCCATGACGGACGAGCGAAAAGCGCGAAAGCTGGCGGTAAGAGCAAGACAGCTACGACACGTCGCGGATGAGTTTCAGCGGATGGAGTCGCGGGTCAAGAAGCTCGTTAAGTCCATGGAGGACTACCTGAACACGGGGGTAGAGGCGTGAACCTAGAAGATTTCGATTCGGTGCTAGACCTGAAGGACATGTCTCCCGGCTTCTCTCCAACGACGTATAAGCTTCAGCGGCACTTCGAGTTTCCGGGAGGAGAGCGCCACATCCAGCTTCCCTATATCAGAAGCACAGGACCTCTCCTCGTCATGACCAGGCTCGACTCTTCGAACGACCTTATGGACCTTTTCTTGGTCGTAGACGCGCTGCGCCGGGAAGGAATTCACGACATATCTCTCTACGCTCCGTACATCCCGTACGGTCGCCAAGATCGTGTAGCCGTTAAGGGCGAGCCGTTGAGCATCGCTGTCATGACCGCCCTGCTGGGGTCGATGCCGTTCAGACACGTGTACACCATCGACCCCCACTCTCTGGTAACGACTGCCACTCTCTGGACCATCGAGACGCTTCCGATGAGACCGTTTGTTTACGATGTGATGCGTCTTGTGAGGACGTCATGGACGTACTACGCCGGGGACGCGGGAATCGTGCTGGTCGCCCCAGACGCGGGAGCATCCAAGAAGATCGACGAGTACTCGTCATACTTCAGGGAGTACATGCCGACGGCGTACGCTCTAAAGCACAGGGACCCAGGAACAGGAGAACTATCGTTCAAGGACGTCACCGGAGACTCTGTGAAAGGTCATATCGCCGTGATTTTTGACGACATCTGCGACGGAGGGGGTACCTTTATCCCGCTGGCGCGCGAGCTCCTTAGCCGCAGAGCCGTAGAAGTTCACCTCGCCGTGACCCATGGTATCTTCTCAAAGGGTCTTCAGTGTCTTAAGGACGCGGGTATCAAGCGTGTCTACACCACAGACAGCAGGATCCCCGTCTTGGGAGATCACGAGCCCAAGGGCTTTCTTCACCAGTTCAAGATCCTCGGAGGCGCAAATTGAATACCCTTCTTCTCACCGACGTCTACAAGCTCGGACACATGGAACAGTATCCGGAAGGTACGGAGTATACGTACTCCTACCTTCAGGCTCGGACTACCAAAGAGCTTCCGAAGACAGTGTTTTTCGGTCTTCAATACTACCTCGAGGAGTACCTCTCTAAGCCCATCACCCGTGAGCACGCTGCCGAGTTCCTTGCTATCCGCGAGTCGATCCTCGGACCCACTCCTTCAGGCGTGAAGACACGCATCGAAGCGCTCGCTGACCTCGGATTCTGGCCGCTGTCGATCAAGGCTGTCCCTGAGGGAGAGGTGATGCCCGTCCAGAACGTCTTGATGACCATCACCAACACCATACCTGGATTTGGTTGGTGCGTCGGTTACGTGGAGTCGTTGCTGCTCAAGGTGTGGAACACGACGACGGTCGCGTCGTATTCGCTGAAGCTTCGCGAGCTCGTCACAAGCTACGCGCTGAAGACCTGCGACAACATGGCTCACCTTCCCTTCCAGGTCCATGACTTTGGTTACCGTGGGGTGAGCAGCGAGGAGACGGCTGGGCTATCAGGCGCCGCCCACCTCCTGAACTTCTACGGATCAGACACCGTCCCCGCTGTTCCGTTTCTCATGAAGTACTACGACGCGACCTGGCCCATCGCGCTGTCCGTTCCGGCGACTGAGCACAGCGTGATGTGCTCGTACACTAAGTCGGGAGAGTTAAAGGCGTTTGAAAGAATGCTAGAGCTCTACCCCTCCGGCATCGTGTCGATCGTGTCAGATACGTACGATCTTTGGAGCGTATTGACGAACTACGCGCGATCTTTGCGGGCGCGCATCAAGGAGCGCGACGGCAAGGTCGTCTTCCGGCCAGACAGCGGGGATCCCGTCAAGATCATCTGCGGCGACCCTGACGCTCCTGTGGGATCACCGGCGTACAAGGGAGCTCTCGAGCTGCTCGGAGACACCTTCGGGACGACAACAAACGAGAAGGGATATAAAGTCCTTGACCCGCATGTCGGTCTCATCTACGGAGATGGTTTCTTCTTTGATAGGTTTGACCAGGTTCTGAGTCGCATGCAGGACCAGGGCTGGGCGTCAAGCAACCTCGTCGTCGGCATCGGTGGATTGTTGCTTCAGGCGCACTCTCGTGACGAACTGGGCTTCGCCATCAAGGCGACCGAGGGAATCATCAACGGGACGCGCGTTGAGCTCTTCAAGGACCCGGTGACCGACAAGAAGAAGCGCTCGCACATGGGACTGTTGAAGCTTCACAAGTACGGCCGCGGAGCGTACTTCACGGCCGACCACCAGACCCCAGAGTCTGAGGCAGCCGAGGACAACTACCTCGTTCCTGTCTTCCGCGACGGAAAGGTGTTGAAGAGGTACTCATTCGACGAGATTCGTCAGCGAGTTGTCGACACCAACGATACGATCATCATTCCGCTCTCGTTGGGGTAAGAAGAACCATGGCTATGAAGTACGACAACATGCGCGATATCGGCCAGCGCGTCGAGCACGAGGGTCTAACCTACTTTCTTCTCGACTACACGAGCCCGCATGAGATCCCGGACGACGCGACTTTATCCGCTCTTGAGTTTCGGAGGCTTTGGATCGAGGCTCTTCCTCTTCTCGAGGAAATGCGCAAGCTCCTAGAGGAAGCTGGGTTTTGACGCTAACGGTCAACTTCTACGGAGGCCCTGGCGCCGGTAAGTCCACCCTGACTGCCGGCGTTTTCTACCACCTCAAGCTCGCTGGCGTGAACTGCGAGATGGCAAGAGAGTACGCGAAGGACCTGGTGTGGGAAGGACGCGTCAAGCTTCTCACTGAGGCGCGGCAGTCGTACATCTTTAGCAAGCAACTAAAGCGCCTCCAAGATGTAGCGGGACAAGTAGATGTTGTTCTCACCGACTCGCCGCTGCTTCTTTCAGCCATCTACTCGCGCAATCCCGTTATGCGCATGCTCGTCAAAGAGCACCATGACACGTTCGTCAACATGAACTACGTGGTCAGGCGTGAGAAAGACTATCAACCAATCGGTCGTTTGCAGAGCGAGGAAGAAGCGCAAGAGTTAGACGTAAAGATCGAGACTCTGCTCTCTGACCTGGGAGAAACCTTCGAGACGGTGTCGGTGTTCAATGCTCCGACGATCGCCGCGAGGATCATGTCCGTGCTTGAAGAAGGAGTGTGGAATGGGATTCCCGTTCAGACGAAAGAAGGCCACGACTAATCTGTGCTTCGCGATTTCCGTCAGGGATTTGACGGTTGTATGGTCTGCAGCAGGGGGAACGGACGGCGCGACAGAGGTTCTCGTTGACGGAGCGCAGTTCGTCGAAAATAACTCAGAGGGGAAGATATGGATAACCTCAGATCAGGGGCGAACCACGATCGCCCTTTCACCGGGAGAGACCTTGAGGATCCCCTTTTCGTTCGACTTGGTGAAGCGCGGCACTTCAGCTGCCTAGGATCTCTTCATAGTCGTTCTTGCGTTTTCGTGTCTGAAGCCGAGGACCTCGTCTCAGCGTCCCCGATGAGCTTCGACGTCCTCTTTGACCTGGCGAACATCCGCATGGTCGCGCGAGATGACGAGCCTCTCGATGAAGCTGAGGCGATGGCCGCTCTATGGTCAAGCAACCTCTTCAACATCGATCCACGCCGCGGGTTTGTGTTCCTCAATCCCTGATACAGTTGAAATGTGCCTGACCGATTCTTTACCCGGGTCCTAAAGCGCCTCTCGTCTCCTCCTCCCGTTCCCGCCTCTGGCGGACTGGGAATGCGCTTTCTTCCC